TTCTTGGCTTGTTGTTTTTCCAAGTATCTTTTACATTGATTATCCCAATATTGTGGTTCTCTTCTGCCTTTGACAGCTTCAATTGCATCAAGCATCTGTTCAGTAAATTCCATTTTTACAAGTCCTCATAAATATTAAAAGTGATTCTAATTTGTGTTTGAAATTTACCCTCTGGACTTGATGTTAAAATCTCAGGGCCAACAGGTGCATCAAAAATAACATTAGAAACAGTCACCCTATTGTATAAGTCTCTTATCCGTTTGCAAATTGTGAAGTTAGAGCCAGCCCCAAGACCCTCCTCTGTAAATATATTTATTAAAACTAAACCAATAATATTATTAAAAGCATTACTTGTATTTCCTTGAGTTAAATATTCATTTGATCCGAAGCTAGTAACGCATTGAACAAAGGTATCTTCTGTAGTGCTATCAAATGCCATATTGTTAAATACAACAGGGATTGCAGGGCTTGAGGCCAGTTCTGTGGCTAGTCTTGCCTCTATGGTGGATCTAACTGTGTTTAAATCTATTGCTGCCATTATGCCTTCCTAAATTCGTTGGCAATAAATTGTTCCAGTTGCTTTGCAACAAGTTCTGGATAACCTTTAATTGTTTGCTGCCTTGTTCTATATCTACCACCCCAGCTTGGAGGTAAGTTTGTCCCGTAAGCTACAGGTTCTGCATATTCCACATTAGTAAAAACTTCACCTTGAAACTTTCCAATTTTTGTTTGCCATGATTCTCGAAGTTGACCGCCAGTTCCACGATCTAATAAAGCTTTTCTAAAAGGAACTACTTTACCACTTGGTAAAGTAAAAAAGTTTGGTATGGAATCTAAATCAGGATAATTATCCAAAGAAAAAACAGGAGTAAATTCTTTTATATCTTTTGTTGCTTTTAATGTTGCTTTTCTAACAACCTTCTGGACTTTCTCTCCAAAATGATCTCCAATATCTGTTAAGTTTATTTCTCTTGCCATGTTTACCTCAAGATCAAATCAAAACTAATTGGTGTATTATTTTGCTCATTCGTAATAACTTGAATAATTTTAAATTCAACGCTACTAATTACAACTCTATCTTTTGTCGTAGGAACAAATGTAAGATCTCCAGCAGATATTGTCAGTAACTTATCCTGTGATTCAATCAAATCATTTACCTCATTGCGAGCAACATTACTTACAACCCCTTTAATAGTTGTATCAGATGTACTCTCAGTAATAGCTCCTGTTGTAGTGTTATAACTTCCAGCAGTTACTTGCCTGATAGTTACATCACCGCCAAGCTTTTTTAATGAAGCACTAGCCGCTTTTTTTAGTGCATTAGCAAGACTCATAATCTATAAGCAATAACCTGGCCACTTGCAAGCGTGATACTTGTGATGACACCTTCAATTTCAGATGAGGCTTTCATTTCAATTCCATTAATTGTTGCAGATCCATTTTCTGTGATGTTTTCAGCAACAAAAGTAGCCTCTGAATCCTTTAAAGCGTGAACCTTACCAAATCTGCCAGTATGTGTTGCAGTATTAGTAATAATTATTGCTGCTGGGTAATCGTAGCCGTACATTTAAGACCTCTTGATTGATAAGTTTGCTCTTCCGCCTATTCTAATGCCCATCAGGTAATGATCAACTATTGGCGGAATACGATCAATCCCTACAGCACCAAAGAATCTAGGGGTTACATTTATATTACCAACACTTACAGCCGCAAAATCTTCTAAACCACTAAGCTCTAAACCATTTCTATTATTATTTAAATAAACCGCCAAAACTACTTGAGCTTTTTTTACTCTGTCTGGTATCTCTGTATCTGTGTAATAATCAGCAACTAATCTATTTGGGAAAGATAAACCATAAAGGTTTGTATATGTGTCAGGTTTTCTCACTCCTGACCTCGGCCACTCAAGAGCCTGTGTATCAGCTACTCTTGCCCCTAAAAATTTTTCTCTATCTATTCTTTGGGCTGCGGTAAATAATGCCCTATTTTTATTATCAGTTGTTGAATTATCCCAAGCGGCATTGTCATCACTCAGAACGAATCCTTCGATGATAGCGTTTGCATCATCAAGGGTGATGTAAGTATTGGCACTTGCACCGCCAACAGTAGCATCAAGAGTTATTGCCATTTACTGTAACTTTTTGAGGTTTGCGTTTTGGTTTTGGCTTTACCTGAGTTTGAACAAGTGAAGCTGCTTTTTCAGCAGCCTCATTTTGTTCTCTCATTCGCCTAAAAGCGAAAATTGCCATTAGCTTGATGCACCTTTTAGGGCAACGAAGTTAATAACAATGGCTTCTCCTAATGATCCAGAGGAAACATTAGAAACTGTTACTGCAAAAGAACCATCAGCGATTGCATTTGCATTCACAAGATATGAGCCAGCAGTTCCAGCAGAACCATGACAAGCTACAACAACATCTGTTGCTGCAACTTTGCTGTTGGTTACTGTGAAAGATACTTCAGCCGCAGCCGCTAAAGCTGCGTCATTCATTGTGATTTGGCCTGACTCTGTGTTTAGAGTTACACCTGTTCCTTTGTTGGTGGCCTGAGTTACAGTACCGCCTGTTGTTGGGCCTACTAAAGACCCAGCAGTTACGTCAAATAATGAAGGCATGATTAAAAATCCTAGTTATATCAAGGGATTACGGCTAATCTTGGTTCGATACGTTGGTCGACCTGACAATCCCTATATTCTTGGTTTCATACACTTTCGACCATGAACCAACTGTCTCCAAAACTGTTCTGTTTGGATTAACTGTTGATACAGCATACTTAAGACCTACTGGATGATAGATGTAGTGGAGATCCACAGCCATTGCTTCTTCTAAAGCAAGGATGTCTCTATCTGTTTGTGTTCTGATTGGTGCTTGTTGGCCTGTAACGATAGCTCCTTGCTGGAAAAAGAACGTACTGTATTCCGTAGAACTACCTGACCCTGTCGTTGGGATATCGTCACTTACGATTATTCGAAGTCCACCGAATGTCTCAACAACATTAGGGCCATCAAAAGCTCTTGTTGTGCTACCAGATGCGGCTGCTGTATCAGCATCACCATTGTTATCGTAAACACGATCAATCATATTACGCTCTAACAAGTCTCCATATACATTGGAGTGCATTGCTATCGCTGTAAGCTTGCCACCTTGATCACCAAGTTTTGACTTTGCTCTTGCAATATGACGAGGACTTAATACTGTTGGAGAATCTCCTGATTCAGAATCAATAGTTAAATCAAATAATGCTGAACTACTTGAGTTGGCATTGATAGAACCAAACGCACCAGTTAAGCAAGAATATAAATCCTTTTGCTTTTGGTTATTTATGTATGCCGCCATCTTCTGAGCAATAGCAGCCATAGGATCAAGACCACCACCAACTGCAAGGGAAGCTAAATCCCGTGAACTGAATGCTCGTCCACGATGTAAAACGGCTGCAATTTGGTTGTCTGCTGTGATCTTTCCTGGTGTTAATGATGTTGAATCTGTTAAAACTTCAAAATCGCCAGATAAATTTGCTTTGTAGAACACTTTGTTAACCCGAAAGTTCTTTATCTTTCGGTTCTACATCTTTGCCATTGATGTAGGTCGGACTATATCTTCAACCCATAAGGTTGCAAGGCACTCGTGTCTCCGTTACTTAGTTTCCTATCGGGAGTTAGTCTCTGAACCTTCCAGCTTGTGTGCTGGCTTGGCTGCTGATTATCCTTTTTTGGTGGACTTCCAGCAATTCACCTTGTTTCATTATGTTGTTACCAACATAAGCCCCAACTACGCTTTAGGGATTTTTACAAAGTCTCCGCCTCTTTCTGCGGATAGATTTAATTCTGCCAAAGGTTGCACTACCCCACTCTGTAGGAAGCTGTCAGTTTGAGTTGTCGCTTCGATCAAGTAGGGAGTAAACACCTCAGGAATAATTAAATCACTTCTTAATGTCGCCATTAGAATTTAATTAATATGTTTACCTTCGAGGCACAACCTCTGACATGGCACAACCACGTTGTCTATATACTAACCTGTAACTGCATTTTTGAGCATATTATATTTATTAATATCTGTTTTATATAATCTTGCCTGTTCTGTTAAGTTAAAAGATTCCTTTGCAAAAGGATTCTTTTCACCAGCGTTTACAAATTCTGTCTGCACTTTTGTTGTAGTAGCTCCACCTCCCTGTGGTCTTGGGTTTTTCTGTACCCATTGAGGCATTTGTGACATCGCCCATTCTTTGACAGGAGTTCTGTTATATCCATCAACAACAACTACTGTGCCATCTGCTTCTCTTGATAGTTGATCCTTGCTAATGCGAGATAGCACATATTGGGGATCGTGTACCACATCAGCAAGGGCTGTCACTGCTGGTGCTTCAACTTCAAGTTGCCTTTGTCTTGCTTCAAGTTCTTGAATCCTTTTGTTTTTTGCCTCTTCTGCGTCACGATATTGTTGAGCCTGTTTTGCAATCGCTTCATCATATCTGCCTTTTGCCTCTAACTCTTCTTGCTCTTTTTTCTGTTTATAAGCAATCAAAGCATCAACATCCACATTTGGAGGTACTGCTTTTCCAGCTTCTTTTGCTTTTTTCAAATCATCTAAAATTTCAGCTTTGCTTTTTCTTAAGGCTTCTACTTCTGCAAGTAAAGCTTCTGTATCAACAGGTGGATTTGGCTTGATTGGTTCTTCTGCCATAGATAAAAATTAACAATTATTCACAATACTAGCTCCACTTCGTAACATTAGCCCAAAAGGCCGCTGACATTTTGCCTTTTGCAATATTTTTAGCGTGTCTAGCTTTAAAACTGCGTCTTTTTGCTTTATCTGCTTCTGATTCGCCCTTTCTTGGTGGTTTTGTGTCTGCCCCCTGCGCTCCAAATCTAATTAATTTTATTTTGTCACCTTCTTTTGCCAAGACAACATGAGACTTTGTTGGATGTGATGGAGTTCTTTTTGGTTTATTAAAACCAGACAATCCAAATCTTTTTAGTCTCGGATCTTTGCTCATTTGCCTTTTCTTCTCATAGCCATGTTATGAGCTTGCGTAAAACTCATGCCCTCTCTCATCTTACGCTTCATATATTCCATGTGAGCCTTTGTGTGACCATGTGTTTCCTGGTGCTTCTTTAAGGTGTTTTTTTGTCTTGTAGTTAGTTTCACAGTTACCTCCTTTTGTTGTACTTAGTATAGATAGATGCGTCTGCTGTTCTGGCCTTATCTCCTCTCATATAACTATTGACCCTACCAAAAGACCAAGCCTGCATTGTCACATTTCTTGAACCACCAGATAAATAAGCTCCCTGCCCTTTGCGATAAACCTCTGCAAGTTCACCATAAAAGAATCTTGTGCCGTCAGCCTTATCTTTAAGTGCTTTTTTTACGGCTGCGCTTAGTGGTTTTCTTCTTTTTCTTTGTGGTGACATTTTGAGCAACCCTTGATTTTTGTACAGCTTTTATATCAATAAACTCACCTTTT